TTTGAAAATCACAAACATGGTTAAAAATCATCATCTTGCAAAAAGTATTGTAGACGCAGGATGGAATCAACTCGTGCAGTTCACGACTTACAAGGCTGAAAGTGCTGGTAAGCATGTTGTTCTGGTTGATCCACGAAATACAAGTCAACAATGCTCAAACTGTGATGAAATCGTAAAGAAAACATTAGCTGTGCGGACACATCGTTGCCCTTCTTGTGGCTTTGAATGTGACCGTGATGTAAATGCCGCTAAAAACATTCTCAAGCGGGCAGTACAACAACTACCAAACGTGTCGTAAGGCACGCTAGGCTAGGAACTAGCCTTCGTGGAGAGTGCGGCAATAGTCGGCTCGATGAAGCGAGAAGCTCTCCAATTCATTGGAGAGAGGTTCACTATCATTTGGGGAATAATAGGCTATGGAATTGGAATGATTATTGGTGGCATAGGTACTTCAGTAGTTCTTGGAGTAATAGGTTTATTAGGTGGGATAGTCGTAAATATGCGTGCTCTTAAATAGGTAAATGCCATTGAGTAACAACTTATTACAAATTAATAATTTTAGCCTTTTAAAGACACTTCTTATAGTGTCTTTTTTTAATGGGGGGGTTATAGTTGGCAACAACTCCTGTAACAGTTACTTTCGAAGGAAGAGACCTAATTTCAGGAAGTCTTAAAAGAATAAGTTCCATGTTAAGAGGAACAACAAATAACCTGAATGCTTTTCGTCGTGTATCTGAAGCTATGCACGACAACTTTGTTTCTGGAAGTAGACGGGCAAGAGACGCCGCACAAGATTTTGGTAGAGAAGTTGATGCTGCTAGAGATGACGTTCGGGGGCTAGCAAGTGAACAGGTGGATGACCTGTTTACCCATGCAAGGAGCGGCGCGGAGGATTTTCGCTCTACAGTCAGTCGCGTCGAATCAGAAGTAAAAGGGTTAAGCGATGCCCGTGTTCATCTTCAAGCACGAGATGATGTTAGTCCTGTACTTGATGGTATTGCATCGAAGTTAGCTGTTATAGCAGCAACTGCCGGTAGTCTTGTTTTTGGAGGAGGCATTAAAGATTCATTGTTTGGTGGGATTACTGAATACACCCATGAAGCGGCACGAAGCGCCCCTTACCTCTCTTCTGCTGACAGAAAAAGCGCATTAACAAAAGCAGATGAACTATACGGAAAGGGCTATTTTGAATCTAGACCTGAAGCAGCCAAGCAAGTAGCAGATATTGCACCGCTGGTAAGGGATAAATCGCAAATCGGTTCTTTTGTTGAATCATCTGCAAAAATGAAATACATCACACCTGATGCAAGTTGGGAAGAAATTAATCGTTCTTTAGGACAAGCCACCAATGTATTCAAAGAAACACCGCAGCAAGTAACGGATTCCATGATGTATGCATATAAGCAGGTGGGCGACCGCCAGCAGGATTTGTACGATACATTCTGGGAATATGCTCTCTACTTCGATAAGGCGGGTACTAGTTCCGCTCAAATGTCTAACTTCCTGGTTAAGAGCGTGCAAGAAGGTAGCTTTAACTATGATAAGCCCGCAGATTTCTTCAAAGAGACGTTTGGAGTTAAAGCGCTAGACGCTGGTGACATGGCTAAGTATTTCGAACTCCGCGGATCGAGTAAAGATGTAGCGGAGAAACAAGCGAACGATTTTACCTCTGACATAAATTCCGGTGATGAACAAAGAGCTAAAGGGGCGATTATGGCACTAGTAGCTGACTTAGCAAGTCAAACGCCCGCAGAGTTAAAAGCATCCCTTGTGCAACTTGGTTCTGCTACAGGAGAAGACAACGGCGACGCTATCCTAAAATCATTTAAGACAGCTTTTGAAGAACCGCCGAAAGATATTGCCGGTACAACAGATCGTATGGTTCAAGCTCAAAAAGACGCAAATCCCATGCAAGAACTGGTTGAAGCTAGAAATCAGATGAACTTACTTCTCCAAGATTTAGGGCAGGGTATGGCTGCTGATATGCTGCCGGTCATGCATGAATTTAATCAGTTGTTAGTAGAGAATAAAGATGAGATACAGAGCTTTTTTAAGGCTCTAACAACTGGTATAAAAATAGCGACAGGAATTTATAAAGATCATTTCGTTTTAATAAATAGCCTCTTAATCGGTATTGCAAGTGCATTTGCCGCGAAAAAACTCGTGGATTTTGCAAAAGGCGGCATTAATTTCGCAAAAGATATAGGCGATATGGGAAAAAACGCTGCTTCCCGTGTTGGTCAAGGTTTCAGTACCGTGAAACGCTGGGTTACTGGTAGAAGAACCGAGCCAGAGGACGACGATATCACCCCAGAAAGAAAAAAATTCAAGCGAGGAAAAGGTGGGGACAGAAACGACACGCTTCATTCTGTCTCCTCTATGACCGTTAATGCCGCTAAAGTCTACGTCAACGGGCCAATATCCGAAGGAAGGCGAAGGGAAGGCGGTAGAAGAGGAAGAGGCGATAATGCTCGGGATGAGATAGGAAGACGAAGAGGAGACAATGAAGACCATACCCCGCCTCGTCGTAAAAAAACAATTTCTCGCCAAAGAGGACAAGACCTTCTCGACAGTCAACGTCGACCGGAGCCAGAACCGCCTCCTAGAAGAAGGATACCCAACGCAGTGAAAGGCGGCGGGATTGTTGGGGCTGTCGCTGGAGCTGGATTAGGCGCTTATGCATTGTATCAAACATCAAAAGAAGAAGGATTGAGACAAGCCATATCAACAAAAGGTGGCGCCGTTGTAGGTGGTGTCGCTGGCGGTGCAGTTGGTGGGGCTATTGGTTCTCTTGCGGGTCCGCTTGGTACGGCTGCAGGAGCAGCAGTCGGGGGCTACATTGGTGATAAGCTCGGTAGTCTAGCAGATAGCAGTGGAGTGACCGCAAAAGTGGTGGATGCTGTTGTTTCCCTAAAGGATACACTTGGTTCATGGAAAGACAAAGCAGCTAACTTTTTAAGCGGTAAAAAAGAGGAGCCCGCAAAAAACGCAGTAGCAGGACCGCCAGCTCCTAAACCATTACCGCCGCTCACTCTTCCTACCTTCACACCACAAGCCAAGCAGAAAATGCAGGAGATGTTTACGTCCTTTAAGACTTCGATGAAACAAAAAGGCATCGAGATGGATTTCACTCCTATCCAAAAAGCCGGGGCAAAGGTAAAAGATACATTTAGTAATATGAAACAGAGCGTCGTTGGATGGTGGAAAGGCGATAGTGCCAAGAAAGCACAAGGCGATCTGCACGCAGTCGGCTCTGCTACCCAAAACGCAGCCGGACAGACAAAGAATCTAGGGGCATCCGCAAATCGAAGTACAGCAGAAATTGCTCAAGGTTCTAAGCAAGCGGGACAAAGCTTTGCAGGCGTGAGTGCAGCGGCGGGTACCGCAGCGGGACAGACAAAAAGTCACCTAGAAACGTTAAGGAACATATCAAGCCAAGGAAGCAGTTGGGGAAGCAATTTGATTTCGATGTTAGCGGCCGGCATTCAAAGTAAATTCCCGCTCTTGTCCTCTGTTGTAACTACTACGGCAGGGATTATTAAAAAGAATCTTGGATTTAGTTCCCCGACAAAGGAAGGTCCGGCCAGTAAATCGGATAAATGGGCACCGAACTTCATTTCTATGTTTGCGAGCGGATTGAAAGCTGATCCTATCAAACAAAAAATGAATCTGATTGCGGGTACCATGAACCGTAAGCTCCATAATCGCGCCTCTATTGATGTGATGCAACGGGCAGGCAATGGAATTCGGGTAGCGCGGTCGCTAAATCAAGCACCACGAGCTGCGGGCTCCGTTAGTATTCAAAATATCACCCTAGACTTTGGCGAGATGGCAAAGCAAGTCACAAACTTTACGGAATTTGCTAAAATGCTGAGCGGACCTCAAGGCCGCGCATTGATTCGTAAGGTTGTGGGTGAGGAGCTGCATAAAGCAATCGAGAATGGAGGGTAAAATATGCTAGCACTAGCCCAGGGCAATAACCGATTTACCTTTCCTATCACACCGCCAGAGATACAGATACAATCCGGTAATGAAGTTGAAACTTTTACCGTGATTACAGGCGATGAACGTACAGGCAAACCTGTTTCCAAAGCGAGACGGGTTTCTTTTACGGCCATTTTCCCGCGTTTCTGGCAAGAGATATGGGAGAAGGGAACCGAAACGATTAAATATCAGTCACCTGAACAAGCATTGAAGCTACTGGAACAATGGAAAGCAAAGCCCGTTGTTGTGATTTTCGATGCGTTGTTTAGTCAAACGATGCTGATGGAAGGATTCGAACCGACCTATAAGGACGGGCAGGCAAACCTTCATATCAGCTTTTCTTTTGTAGAACATAAGCCGGTTAAAATTATTTCTTATTCGAATACAAAGCAACTCTTAAAACCGGGGGTTATTATTACCAAACCTTCTAAGAGTAGGCCGAACACAACAAGTAAAGAGTCAAAAAAGGATAAGAAGAAAAGCGATAAAAAGAAAGATAAAGATAAGGGTAAAGACAAGAAGAAGAGCGATAAGAAGAAGGAAGAGAGCAAGGTCGGCGCGTTTAACTACAGCGCACAACGGAACCGAATCTCTACCACGAATAACCGTGCAAAGGGGAAATAATCCATGCAAGACTTCGCGGTCGTTTATGGAAAACAAAATGTACGTCATATTCTCACGGATGCGATTGTGGACCTGTCCTGGTCCTCTCATCGGGAAGAGATTACCCGCAGTATGACGGTACGGCTGCGGAACGCACCGCCCATTCAGATAGCCGGAATGCTCATGTGTTTTGGGAAACGGTCAAAAGAACAACTTTTGCATTATCAAAACCAATTCTTTCACGGTCCGATCATCAGCTTTGAAGAAAACGAGTTTACGCATGAATGGGAACTGGAAGCGCGGGAGATTGGATGGTATCTGGCTAAGAACAAGGGCACCCGGCCTTACCTGAAGGGGCCAGCAGGTTCAGAGCTGCAGACGTACATCAAGAGTACGGGCATTGATTTTCGTTGCCCAGACCTCGGTTTCTCCATCGATGAGCGGTACGGGACGATGGCACATTCTGAGGTTGTCCTTGATGTGTTACAGAAAGCCTATGAGCATACCGGTTACCGCTTTTATCTCGAGTACATTCGAAAAGACCAAAGCTTTTATATTGTTGTTGCTCGTGAAGGAAGAAATACAATCGTGCCAGTATTCATTCAAAACCAAATGGAAGAAAGCAGTCGCGGGGCTTCCATCGAAGACACCTACACAGTTGTAACAGCGCAGAAATGGAAGGATGACAAGATAGTGTCTTCCGTCACGAAATCGAACACAGGGGCAATTAATAACCTGGGACGGATGGAGGAGATTATCGAGGTGGAGGAAAAAGAAAATCCGACCACCATTGCCACGCAGAAGCTTGTTGAACTCTCCAATCCGAAACTAATCAAAAAAATCACAGTGAAACACGAGGATCATACGCTATGCGGCTTACGTGCCGGATGGCTTGTTTTGATTCAGGAGGAAAAATACAAATCCAAATGGGTGATTGTAAGTGAACAGACAACCTTTAGCAACGGCATCTACACGGTACAACTGGAACTAGAAAGGCGGGAATAAGGTGTTACGTGAAGCGCTGAACCTTTGGAAAGAGAAAACAGCCAGTCACATCGATGCTAGGGATACTGAGCGGGCGACGCTGCTTAGTTGGCCAGATAAACCAAAGATACAGGTGGATGGCGACCCTACTCCATATGAACACGACAAACTCATCTTTGCGGAATACTTGCAGGACCGGAAAGTCGAGGCATATTTTGAAATCGGGCAGTACATGGAGGGTGAAGAAGTCAAAGGAAGCGTGACAGGCGTCCTGACAAACGGCGTAGAGTACGAGAGCGGCGACAAGTACCCCGTTCCTCTTTACAAGGCGTCATCGTCATTCCTAGCCCGCTGAAAGTGGGTGACCGTCTGATCGTCTCCCGAACAACCGGACAACGATATTATGTGCATGGAAAGGATGTGGGGCTGAATGGCGGATGAACCGATTTCCTTGTTTCCTGAGATAAATCTTAGTGATATGGAAGAAAGCGAACTATACGAAGATACCCCTTCAGAAGACAAATGGACCTACATGATCGACTTTCGCAATCGATGCGCGGTAGTCGATGAAGACGGACGCCCGCGTAAGACAGAAACCTACGCTGAATTTCTGGTGCAGACAGCGATGAAAATACTCAATACCGAGCGCTTTCAATACGTGGTGTACGGTGCGGATATCGGCGTTGAAAAATCAGAATGGCCCGGATGGGAGGACGTTGAAATTAAACGGGATATGGAAGAGGCATTGACCGCACATCCGGAAATTGAGCGGGCCGAGGTGCTTTCCATGGAACGAGACGCCCATGAGGTACATGTAAAAATTCATTTGGTCGGCCTTGCTGGTACGGTAGAGATGGAGGAGGCAATCGGATTATGAAACTGACGGACTTACCCAAGCTTCCCTATATGCCTATTTTGGAGGAAACACCAGAGGACATTTACCAACGTTGGGTAAACCGGGCGATTGAACTGGCAAAAGAAAGGGGGCTCCCTCCCCCGCCAACGGGTGAAGGGGAATATTTTTATGATTTATGGTACCCGATTGCTCAAGAATACGCTGAACAGCAAGAATTATGGACGTATGGCTTTATTCAGGCATTTCCGATATGGGCCGATGGAGAATTCCTAGAAGCGCATGGCTGGGCGGATGGGCTACTTAAAAAAGAAGGCGAGGACGATGATACGTTCCGGCTTCGTCTCTTGGATCGTGCCTTTATCGAGGAAGGAAGCGGACGGCGGAAGGATTACGAGCTATGGGCCAAGGAAGTCCCAGGCGTAGGTGGTGTAATTGCGGTCGAGAAAGAACGACATGACAATTCTATCGACCTCTATCTTACCGATATGGACGGCAATCCGGTAACACCTGAATTTGCGGAACAGGTTAAAAATTTGATGTGGGAAGATAAACGGATTGCGGGCCATGATTTAGCGGCCTATCCCGCTCCTGTCTTTGTGTTACGAATTGAGGCAGCACTCGAAACAACTGGGGATCGGACGGCGCTGGCAGAACAGATTAAGAAGCGCGTCCTTGCCTACGCAGAAGGCCGGACAAAACTCGTTTACAATTACGTTGCTGCGCTCCTGGTTTTCGATATTGGAGAAAATTACTCCAATTTTACGATGAACGGAGAAAACAAGGATATCGAAATACCGCCTATATCAATCCTGCAGGTTGAGGTGGCCTTACTATGATTCCTTTGCGATACCGGGAAGTACTGCCGCCCTATTGGTACGAAATCGACATGGCGGAGCGTCATTTCTCTGTGATGGAAGAGGCAATGAACGGACGCGAGAAAATTACGAACGAGCTGCGGGACCAATTCATCCTCCAGCGGGCGACCTACGCACTAGAAGTATGGGAATGGATTTACTTTCGTAAAGTGCAAACTGGTAGTTTTGAAGAACGGAGAGAAGCCATCCGAAAAAAAACGATGGGCCAAGCAACCGTTTAAATTCCCTGTTCTTCGGCTTATGGGTTCACAGTCTGGAAAACTACTTGATGTTACGGAAGATTTTCTAAAGAAAGAAGTTTTGTTTGAATATGCAGCAGATGAAGCAATCAATCTTGTTCATCTTTATAGAGATTTTGAATATATACGACCGGTTCATGTAAATCGAGCAGTAGCGGTAGCAAAAACGATGACAACTCCTATTATCGTTCAAGGGGATGCACGAAATTTTGATGTAACCTACCGCCGTTGCGGTGAAACCATTACCGAAGGGGTTCAAGACGGACAACTAGCACAAGCTGGCGTAAACGTCTTAGGTGATGCTTATAGCTTTGCTGTTCCATATCGACGTTGTGGAGAAGCCTATACAGGAGAGGAGGCATAGACCTTGGCTGAAGGAACGGTTATACAACCGAGATATTTAGATGTTATTCGCGATGCCGCAGATGCCGCTGTCGCAAAATCACTGGTCACCATCAATGGGGAACAAAAAGAATTTCCAATTTATCGTACCTTGATAGATGGTTATAAAATACGTAAATACATCTACATTCAAAACGACACGGGACATATCACAAATGCCGTATTGTTGGACCACGCCGATAATCAATTAGCTATCAAACCTCACAATGTACAAAAGGGCACCGATGGCTTTGTGATTTGTTTTGAACTCGAAATCAAACTGGAGGTGAAATAGATGGCCGGATATATCCCTATTGGTTTTAAGGATACGATCAGAGACCCTATTACAGGAGATATCATTGAACGAGGGACACCATTAAATCAACCAAATCTTAAGCATGTGGAAGATGGAATCCTTTCGGCTCATGAGAAAATAGAATTGATGGAATTAGAAATGGCCCGTATGAAAGTTTATATGGAAATCGACGGTCGAGTTACAGGCGGAAAAGGGACATTTTTTGAGACGATGGATGGTGTGGAGCCACACCTAATGCGAAGGGAGACGGCAGAGGCTATGCTTCCCGCTCCCGTTAACGCAAGCACAGAACCAATCACTCTTTCTGTCCTTATGATAGACAATTCTTTTGCTGTTGGAGAAGAAGCCACCATATATGATGATGAGTACTGAGATTACGACAGCAAACAA